GATATTTTAATTAAACCAACAACTTCTATTAATTACGTCACAATCACCCTTACAAACAAGGATCTTTCATCTACATTCTAATAAATAAATAAGAGGTAACAATGCCAACATTAACAGATTTTAGAAATAACTTTTTTGGTGTAAGACCAAATAGATTCCTTGTGATTGGTGGATTTCCAACAAATGTAACTCAAATAGCACCAGAAGATCTTAGAATTTATGTCAAAGCAGCAGATCTTCCCGGAGCAACGATTGGAACAATTAACGTTGCTTGGCAAGGAAGAGTTGTAAAGTTTGCCGGTGAGCGTGTTTATGCTGATTGGGCAATTAACGTTTACGAATCAAATGCTAAAGCAAAAGATCTTAGAATTGCTTTTGAAGAGTGGATGGAACTTCTCGACGGTCGTGATACTCATGCGATCAATTACAATTTAGCTCAAGACTGGACTGTATACTATAGTGATATTACACCTAATGGAACTAATAGTATCACTCCAACTCAAGATCCAGCAAGTTTTACCAAAGCAATTAGATTAAAAAATTGTTTTCCAGTAGACCTTGGACCTGTTACACTAAATTATGATATGGCAGATTCTTTTAGCGAATTTACAGTACAAATTGCTTACGACTTCTGGGAACCAGTTGACGCAGTACAAGGTCCACCACAAGTACCATAATTTGAGATAACATATGATATTAAATGATCTTTTTGGTTTTGTATTTGGAAATAAAACAGAAGCACCAAATTCATTGGGTGGGCTGTCGGGAGACAGTCCATCCAATGCTTCTTTTGCTGCTCCTGATAACTATGATGGAGCACAAGTTCTTGAAACTGGCGGATTTATGTCGTCAGTTTATGACTTTGCTGGATCGTTTATAGATGAAAATGCCTTAGTTCGTCAATATCGAAGCATGTCATTATATCCTGAAGTTGACATGGCAATTGAAGATATTGTTACACAATCAATTGTATTTGATGGACAAAACACAGCAACTAGATTAATTTTAGATAATGTTGATTTGTCCGATAACATCAAATCAAAAGTACAGCAAGAATTCAATAATGTTAATAAACTTTTAGATTTTTCAAACAGAGGATATGATATTTTTAGAAGATGGTATGTTGAGGGTAAGATTTTTTACCAATGTATAATTGATACTGAAAGACCAGAAAAAGGTATTCAGGAATTAAGAGCAATTGATCCAATAAAAATTAAGAAAATTCGTAAAGTACAAAAACAAGTTAAAAGAGTAAATAATACTTCAATTCCACTTGTCAAAAATGTGGAAGAATATTATGTTTATACAGATTTTGAACAAAGTGGAGTCATGGCAAGTACTCCTCAAACTGGAGTTAAAATATCTCCAGATTCAATCTCATATTGCCATTCTGGATTTTTAGATCAAACAAGCAAGCGCGTAGTTGGTCATTTACACAAAGCAATTCGTCCATTAAATATGCTCCGTCAAACAGAAGACGCGATGGTCGTGTATCGCATTTCTAGAGCACCTGAGCGAAGAATATTTTATGTTGATGTTGGTAATTTACCAAAACAAAAAGCAGAACAATATATCAAAGATCTTATGAATAGATATCGTAATAAATTAACTTACGATTCTGCTACAGGAGAAATAAAAGATCAACGTAACCATATGTCTATGCTTGAAGATTATTGGTTGCCTCGTCGCGAAGGTGGTAAAGGAACAGAAATTACTACTCTTGCGGGTGGTCAAAATCTTGGACAGATGGAAGATGTTGAATATCTTTTAAGAAAATTATATAGATCTCTCAATGTTCCTCTAACAAGAATGGAAGTTCAAACTGGATTTAATCTTGGAAGAAGTTCCGAAATCACCCGAGATGAAGTTAAATTCTATAAGTTTATAGAAAGACTTCAAAATAAATTTTCAACTTTATTTTTAGATATACTTAAAAAGCAATGTTTATTAAAAGGCATTATGACATCCGAAGATTGGTCAAGAGTATATCATGACATGAAAGTTTCTTATAGTAAAGATTCTTACTTTAATGATCTTAAAGAAAATGAAATACTTGCTGAAAGAATAAATATGTTAAACACTGTTGGTCAATATAATGGTGTATTTTTCTCTACAAGATACGTTAGAAAAAATATTCTGAAACAGACTGATGAAGAAATTGCTACAATGGATAAAGAAATTGAACAAGATCGACAAAAACAATTACAACAGCAATTACAACTTCAACAATTAGGACTAGCAGATCAAGAAGAACAAAAATAATAAATATAAATTAGGAGAAAAATATGTCAAATTCAAAAGATATTTTTAAAGCATTAGTAAGTGAAGATTTAATTACAGCAAAAAAATTAATTAATGAATCACTTTTATCAAAACTTGGTAATTCTCTTGAAGAGAAGTTAGTTAATTTTGCCCCAACAGTCTTTAATGAAGAATCTCATGATGGTAAAAAACTAACACCAAATCAAGTTAGAATCGCAAGACTTGCTGGAGATAAAGAAAAGATAGATTCTGAAGATTTTAAAGTTTTAAGATCTAAAAAGAAAAAAAATGAATCAGTAGAATCTTCTGAAAATTTAGAACAAATTGCTGAGGAATTTGAACAAGAACTAACTTCATTAGTTGAAGAAATAGAAGAAGAACTTGGTGAAGAACTCAGCGAAGAAGAAATTGCTGAGTTAGCAAATGATCTTTTAGAAATGATGAATGAAGAAGAAAAAGAAGAAGAAGAAAAAGAAGAAGAAAAAGAGTAAAGGGTTTCATATGAAACTTATAACAGAAACAGTAGAGGACGTAGAAGCTCTTGTAGAATCAAATTCTACTGGAGCAAAAACCTATAAAATTAAAGGTGTCATGATGGAAAGTGACACCCAAAATCGCAATGGTCGTATATATGAGGGTAAAATTCTTAAAAAAGAAGCAAATAGATATATTTCCGAATATGTAAATAAAAATCGTGCTCTTGGAGAATTGAACCATCCATCAGGACCAACCGTAAATCTAGATCGCGTTTCTCATATGATAACAAAACTCAATGAGAGTGGTAAACAAATTATTGGAGAAGCAAAAATTATTGATACTCCGATGGGAAATATTGTTAAAAATTTAATAGATGCTGGAGCAAAATTAGGTGTTTCTTCCCGTGGTATGGGAAGTTTAGAAAAACGCAATGGTGTGAATTATGTAAAAGAAGATTTTACATTGGCAGCAATTGATATAGTTGCTGATCCTTCTGCTCCTAATGCCTTTGTCGATGGTATTTTAGAAGGAAAAGAATGGATTTGGGATAATGGAATTTTAGTTGAAAAGCAAATTTCAGATTATCAAAAGAAATTAAAGAAAATTCCAAAAAGAAAATTGGAAGAACAAGCAGTTAAATTGTTTGCTGATTTCTTAAGGAAACTATAATGAAAAATATAGTCCTAACAGAACAAAAAATAAAATATATTCAAGATAGAATTCCTTCTATTGCTAGAAATATACATGAAGGTAATTTTTTCAAAAAAGCAGGATTATTTGCTAAAGAACTTGGATATAGAGCTCTTGGTGCTATGGAAAGAGCAAATATGGAAAAGAGAGTCGAAACGGATTCAATAAATTCTAAAAATGCTCAGAGAATAGCAGATATTCAACTTTCAAATGCTGGTTTTAACGTTCCAAATGTTAAAGAAATTTTAGCGATTGCTCCAAAGACACAACCAATTATTGGAAAAAAACCTACTCAAAGACAACAAGATCAACATGATGCTCAAATGGAACTTTTTAGACAAAGACAAACTTTAGAAAAACAATTGACAGCAGCAAGACAAATTAATCCTGGTTTACGAAAATCAGAAACAGATGTTCGTGATATTCGTAGTAATTTTGCTAGAAGGCAACAAAGATCAGCAACTTTAATAGATCCAGGGTCAACAAATTATTCAAATTTAAAACCTTCGGATCTTGAAAGTTTGTTACCTTTTACAAAATCTTATATACAAAAAGCAAATATAATGAAAGAATTAAGAAAACGTTTACCTTAAAGTGACATTTTAAATTGTCTAAATATTAAATAAACTAAATAGTTTTTAGAAAAAGTGGAGAATAAACATGGCAGAAAATAACCCATACGCAGAATACGCATCGACTAATTTATACCAAGATGCTTCAGGAAAAGGAGCAATGATTGGAACAGTTCCCACAACGGGAAGTCCACAGGAAAATATGAGTACACTTTCACCAAAGAAAAAAGGAAAAAAGAAAGAAGTCCAAGAAGAGGACGTTGATTATCTTGCTAGCCTTTTTGATGGTGAAGAACTTAGTGAAGAGTTTAAATTCAAAGCAAAAACAATATTTGAAGCAGCAATCAATGAACGTATTTCTATGATTGAAGCACATATACTTGAAGCAGCAAAAGAAATTATTCAAGAACAATCAGAAGCAGCAAAAGAAGTAGTCCTTGAAGCAACTCAAGCAAATTCAAATAATCTTATTGAACAAATCGATGGTTATTTAAATTATGTTGTTGAAGAGTGGATGACTGAAAATAAAGTCGCTGTTGAAAGAGGTCTTCGTACAGAAATCGCAGAAAACTTTATCAATGGTCTAAAGGATCTTTTTGAGACTTCATTCATTGATGTACCTCAAGAAAAATACAATATTCTTGATGACATCTATGAAGCAAACGAAGAACTTCAAAACAATTTGAATAAAGTTCTTAAAGAAAATATTGAACTTAAGAATGAAGTAACAGCACATCTTTGTGCTGAAGCATTTATGAGACAAGCATCTGGTCTTGCTGACACCGAAATCGAAAAACTTGCTAAATTATCAGAAGGTGTAGAATTTGAGAATCTTGAGCAATATGAAAAGAAAATTGCTCTATTAAAAGAATCATATTTTAATAGATCTAGCGTAAAGACAAATAATCAATATGCTCAATCATATGGTCAAGTTCCATTAACTGAAGACACTGGTTCTATAGTGTCTACAGGTTCAAATGATCCTTTAATGGAAAATGTTGTAAATACACTTTCATTCCTCAATAAAAATAGACCAAAAGTAGATAGAGTAATTCCAGAAAACTCATCAGTTGCTCGTTTAGCATCCCTCATCAACCCAAACATCGTCAAGGACAGTAATATTTAAATTATAAAAAATAATAAATAAAAAGGAATATAGGAGAGAAAAACATGTCATTAGATTTTAATCAAAGTACACCTTACGATTCACTTATGGAAAAGTGGACACCCGTTCTTGATCACCAAGATATGCCATCAATTAATGACCTTCACAAGAGAAGAGTCACTGCGATGCTTCTTGAGAATCAAGTTAGAGCATTAGCAGAAGAAAAAGCTGCTGGCAATCTTTTTGAAAATAGCATGGGACCAATCGGCATCGGTGGTAATTTTGCTGCTGGTCAAGTTGGCGCAGCAGGAAACTTCGCTGGTTACGATCCAGTTCTTATCTCACTCGTTCGTCGCGCAATGCCTAACGTCGTAGCATACGACATTGCTGGCGTTCAACCAATGAGTGCTCCAACTGGTCTTATCTTTGCAATGCGCGCTCGTTACGGAAATGATAACAACGGTTACACTGGTGGCGAAGAAGCACTCTTCGATGAACCATGGGCTAAGTTCTCTGGTCTTTGTGGTGCTTCTGGTCCTGGTGGTGCTAATTACGCAGCAATTCTCGCTGGTCACACACTCGGTGCTCTCAATGGTCTTTTAGCAGCTGGTGATACATATGCTACAAGACAAGATACATTCTCACAATTCCGTGGAATGTTAACAGCAACTGCTGAAACTCTTGGTAAGGATCCTTCAACTGCTGACTTCCGTGAAATGGCATTCAGCATTGAAAGAGTCGCGGTACAAGCACGTTCACGCGCTCTCAAGGCAGAATACACCACAGAACTCGCACAAGACCTTCGCGCTGTTCACGGTCTTGATGCTGAAGCAGAACTCGCAAATATTCTCTCAGTTGAAATCATGAACGAAATCAACAGAGAAATCCTCAGAGCAATGTATTATGTTGCTAAGACTGGTTGCCGTCAACGCGACCTCGCTGGTTATGCTACAGACACCACAAACGGTGGTGTGTATGACCTCCTGAACGATTCAGACGGTCGTTGGTCAGCAGAACGCTTCCGTGGACTTATGTTCCAAATTGAACGCGAAGCAAACGTAATTGCTAAGGAAACTCGTAGAGGTAAGGGTAACTTCATCGTATGCTCTGCTGACGTTGCTTCAGCACTCGCAATGGGTGGATTCCTCAACCTCTCACCAGCACTCAATGTTGATATGCAAGTAGATGATACTGGTAACGTCTTCGCTGGTGTTCTCAACAATAAGTTCAAGGTCTACATCGATCCATTCGTTGCCAACAACGTCAACTTCGTTACTGTTGGATACAAGGGAACCTCACCATATGACGCAGGATTCTTCTACTGCCCATACGTTCCACTACAAATGGTCAGAGCAGTTGGTCAAGATACCTTCCAACCAAAGATCGGATTCAAGACTCGTTACGGTCTAGTCGCCAATCCATTCGCTGGTGGTCGTACAAGCACCTTCGGTTCCGGAAAACCAGAAGATGGTCTTGAACAAAATACCAATTCTTACTACCGCCTCTTTGCAGTTAAGAATCTTCACGGATTAAATGCTGGTGGTACAGTCTGATAGATAAGACTGAATGAGTAATCTAGAGAACCCCTGGGGAAACCCAGGGGTTTTTCTTTATAAATACTAATATGCCAAACAACTTGGATCAAATAATCATTCAAAATATTCCCGATAATATTCTCAGAGATCTTCCGGGTGATATTCTATATGAAAATTTCTTTCAACCAACAACTCATAACAATTTAACAAATAATAAATTTAGATTTATTTTGACTCGCTGCCCAACAATGACATATTTTTGTCAACGAGCAAATATACCATCTTTGAGTTTTGGAACTTCCATTCAATCAAATCCAACAGGAATTTCAATAAGAAGACCTGGAACTTCTTATGTTTACGAGGATCTTCAAATTGGATTTGCTGTTGATGAAAATATGAAAAATTGGTTAGAAATTCATAATTGGATTAAAGATCTTGGTCTTTCTTATACTGGAACTACAGAAAAATATAATGAAAATCAAAAAGTGGCATCAGCATATCT